TGGCAAACTTAACCGCCCACGCAAAAGCCGCGGCCGTTGTTCCCGAGCCCGCTGTGTACGAGTCGCCCATTATTGCCATCGTGGACGTTGCAATGCGCGGTGCCCAGATAGTATCGCCGGCCGACAGCACCACGCCACCGAAGGGCAAGTTGAACCCCGCAATGGTGATTTTTCGGGGCTTGCTGACAACAGAAACCAAACTGGTTGATGTTGCCGTCTGGCTTTGCGATACGTTGTAGGTTCCGGTGCCGCCGGTGCCCGTTCCCAGGCTGGTGATGACGGTGTTTTTCGTGACGCCAGAGCCGGTGACTACCTGACCGACTGCCAAGGTTCCAGCCGTCACGGCAGAAACGGTCAGCACCGTGCCGCTGATGGCCCCGGTACAGGTTGCACCGAAATTGAGGTTGACGTATGAATTTGACCCGGCTGTATCCGTCACCATGTCTGCCGACATTGCCGGGACGTCATCCACAAAAATCATCGCATGGGTGTTGTAGCGGATGAAAAACAGGTCAAGCAATCCGCTCGTCGTCATAAATTCGATGACGGTGTATTTCCCGGTCAGGTTATAGGTGAGGTAACCGTTCCAGAATTGCAGATTCGTCGCACCGTAGTAAACGATTGACGAATCTTCAGGGCCGATGGTTTGTCCGCCGCTGATCGAGGTCGAAGTGCCGCCGATGGTGATAAGCGGTCCGCCAGCGGGCGCAATTGACGGACCTACCGTCAGGGCGCGATTGATCCCAGCCCCTGACACCAAGCCTGGGAAAGCCGCAGCCTGTGCGGGGGTGCCCATCACCACAACCCCACCCGCGCCACCGCCAGGCAGGCAGAACTCGCTGGTCATCGCCGTGGGGATGACGTCGCCAGACGTGCCGGACAGTGTGCCGCCCGAGTAGCTGAACACCTGTGTCAGCGCGATACGCTGATTTTTGGCGACAAGCCGCAAGGGATAGCCGTTGTCGTCGCGGGTAAGTTGGCAGCCGAAACCGTTCTCGACCCAGTCCGTCAGCCGGCCGGCGCTGTCGCGCTGGACGTTGCGGACGCCCCGCGGGTGGCCGTTGATGAACTCGGTGACGCGGGATGTTTGGGATGTCATGGCGATTCTGGGTTGACGAGCTGATAGCGCATCATGAGGTCACGACGCCTGGCCGACGCTCTACAGCGCCACATCGCGCCGCACGGCCTCACCAAACACGCGCTGCGCCAGCGGCTGCATGCGCTGGACGACCTGGCGCACGATGTAGAGGCCCGGCCGTGGCGGGATGATCCACCCCTTGGAGTCCTCGGTCATCACGCGGAACGTCATGTAAGTCGATGACTTCTTGCCACCCGGGCTAGTGGTGCTGAACCTGACCATGCCGGCAAACCGATCGGCTTTGCCCTTCGGGTTCGGCCCCATCATGCCGGCGCCGAGCTGGTCGCCCCATGTGTAGACGTTCTGGTTCACCGTCAACAGACGGCGCGTCTTGACGTCCGACGCCCCGGTGCCTGACAGCCGCTGCTTTTGGCCGATCACCGTCGACGGCTTGAGCTTCCTGGCGACGTTGTAGACATGCTGGGGCATGCTGGGGCCCAGCGCGGCATGGCCTGGCGTCTGGTGGCGAAACGGGATGATGAGGTAGCGCTTGCCCTTCTTCGACAGCCTGGTCTTCAGCGATGTGTCGAGCATCTTCTTCAGGTCGCGCGCCGGCCGGCCGTTCTCGATTTCCTCGGCGTAGCGGTAGTTCGACGCCACCTCGGCGCTGAATGCGCCGGTCATTTGCCACTGGATGGAAGCCGCGTAGGCATCCTTCTCGCCAGACCACAGCTTGGCGCGCTGCACGGCCTCCACCCAGTCGGCGGCGGTCTGCTGGGCGACGGCTCGCACGGCCTGCCCCAGCCTGGGGAGGGCTTTGGCGTAGACCAGCGCCATGATGGCGGCGGCCGACGGCATCTCGACGGAAATCTTGAGTTCAGCCATGGCGACAGTGTGGCGTCACGCCGTCGTGACCACATCATCGCGGCATGTCGATCCAGACCGTCACCCCGCTTCCCATTGGCAATGCTGTGCGCATCGGCTGGGAGGTTCCCGGCGGCGCCCTGAAGACGAGGCTGCTTCGCAAGACCACGGCCACGTTCACCGGGCCAACCGACGGCACCGTGGTGTACGAGGGTCCGCTTTCCAGCGCCGTGGACACCGGTGTTCTCAACGGCACCACCTACTGGTACGCCGCCTACTTCTGGGATGGCGTCGTCTGGGAAGGATCAACGCCGGCTGACGCGATTCCCGCCGCAACCTACGTCGATGAGTCCGTGGACGCGCTGTCCGTTGTTCGCGATCGGTTGGCGGCCGGCCTGAAGGTGGAAGTGTCCCGTGGAGACCTGCGCCACGAGACCGGCGCCGTGCCGGTGTTGACGGCACCGCCCGTGTTTCAAGACACCCGCTGGCCTGTGGTGACGGTGCACATGCAGTCGGAAACCGACGGCGAGCGATTCCTGGGCGAGACATTCGCCGTCGACGTGCACAACGCCCCCGTCTGGGATGAACGCGAGGGTTGGCTGGCGCGCGTGACGCTGCAGGTCATCGGTTGGACGCTGAACCCAGATGAGCGCATCGCTCTACGCAAGGCCATCCGTCGAGTCATCGTCGGCAACCTGTCGGTGTTTGATGCCTCCGGTATGGATCAGATCGGCGTGCAGATGAGCGACGCCGAGGACTTCGAGTCCTACGGTGCACCGGTCTACCAGGCGATGTGCACCATCACATGCCTAGCCCCTGTGTCGGTTGGCGGCAGCGTTGCGCAGATCGAAGACGTCGAACTCGAAATCACACCCACTACCCCTCAACTCGAAACGGAACCCGTGTATGGCTGAAGAACATGCCCCCGACATGGCGGCAACGCCGGATGACGATTTCAGTCGCGTCATTCCGCCGCCCGCCGCCCCCGGCGACCCGATCCCTGACGAGTTCATGATTGACCTCGACGAATACTGTGCCCGCAAGTCGGGACACGACAATCGTGTCGAGATGATCGCGGCATTCCACTACATCGAGCGGGCCGCCGGCAGGGCGATGGACATGCCATCGGCTTACGAGGCGCGCTTCGGGCAGTTTGGAAGCCGGGTGATCTGACAACGGCCCAGCTGGCGCCACAAACCGCAATGAGGCAACCATGAGTGTATTTTTCAACGGCCGACTGCTGATCACCCCTGCGAGCGCTTCGGTGGTCGATGACAGCGCGCTGCGCAATCCCGGCCTGACGGTCGGAAATCTGCCGGCCTTCATCGGCCCGGCAACCGGCGGCCAGCCCAACACCGCGCTGCGGTTCGGTTCGCCTTCCGAGGCGGTCAAGGTGCTGAAAAGCGGCGACCTGCTGTCGGCTGTGATCCGCGCCTTCGACCCGAGCGCGCAGACTGGCGGCCCGTCGACCGTGGTCGCCATCCGCGCGAACCCTGCCGTTCAGGCGTCTGGCACGATCAAGGATTCGTCTGGCAATGTCGTGATCGACCTGCTGGCGACCGACTACGGCCTGGACGGCAACCGGATCACCGTCAAGGTGGAGACCGGCACCAACGCCGGCACCAAGAAGCTGACGACCCAGTACGGCACGTCCTACTACGCCGGCGACAACATCGGCCGCAACCTGTTCACGATTCGCTACGGCGGCCCCGCGGCGAGCGCGACGATGACGATCACCGGCACCCAGCTGACGATTGACGCGCCGACCGGAACGAACGTCGTCACCGCTGACCTGTCGGTCTACAACACCATCCAGCGCCTGGTTGACTACCTGAACGGTCAAACCAACATGACGGCCGCCGTGCTGAACGGCTTCGGCAGTATGCCGACGCTGAACCAGTTGGACTACGCCAGCGCGCAGGACATCAAGACGGCGACTTTCACCGTCACCGGCAACCTGCAGGCCTGCATCGACTGGTTCAACAGCAACAGCGAGGGCCTGGTGGATGCCACCCGGCATGCTGCCGCCGGCACGTCGCCCGTCAACTCCGTGCGGTTCCTGACCGGCGGCGGTGAAGGCACGACGACCAGCACCGACTGGAGCAACGCTTTCACCACCCTGCAGTCGCAGGATGTGCAGATGGTCGTGCCGTGCTCCTCTGATGCGGCCGTCCACGCCATGGCCGACGCGCACTGCTCGTACATGAGCACCGTGGGCAAGATGGAGCGGCGCGCCATCTGCGGCATGGCCACCGGCACCACTGACGCAGCGGCCATCGCAGCCGCCTATGCGCTGAACAGCGACCGCACCAGCTTGGTCCACGTCGGCATGTACGACTACAACCTCGTTGGCGTCCTGACGTTGTTCCCGCCCTACATCCTGGCAGCCATGATCGCCGGCGGCTTCACGGGATCGAATCCCGGCACGGCGATGACAAACAAGACGCTGAAGATCCGCGGCTTGGAGCGCGCCGTCCGCAACCCGACCGACACCGATGTGCTGATCGAGGCCGGCATCATGTGCGTCGAGGCCACGAACGGCGGCTACAAGGTGGTCAAGTCCATCAGCACCTGGCTGGTGAATGACAACTTCAACCGCGTCGAGGTGAGCACCGGCGTCGCGCTGGACTTTGTGACCCGCAATGTGCGCGACGCCCTGGATGTGCTGCGCGGCGAGAAGGGCAGCCCGCTGCTGCTGTCGCGAGCCGTAAGCATCGCCGACAGCACGCTACGCGAACTGGCGCGCGCCGAGCCCGCCGGCCCTGGTGTCATCGTCGGCGACGCCAACAGCCCGGCCTACAAGAACATCCGCGCAACCCTGGAGGGTGACGTCGTCCGCGTCGAGTTCCAGTGCAGCCCGGCCATCCCCGCCAACTACGTGCTGACGACGGTCTACGCGGTCCCGTATTCGGGCTCCGCGACCGTGGCGGCCTGATTCTGACCACGAGGAGCCACCATGGCAACGACCACGACCAACGTACAGACCCAGACCGGCAACCGCGTGGCGGTGATGCTGGGTGGCGCGCAGATCGGAGCGATGCAGTCCGTCCGCATGTCCCACGACTACGGACTGGATGCCGTCTACGGCATCGGCGACATCGAGCCCGTCGAGCACGTTCCGACGGCTGCCCGCTACAGCCTGTCCACCAGCAACGTCGTGCTGCGCACCGGCGCCATGAAGGCGGCAGGCCTGGTTCCGGAGAACGGCGCCGCGGCCCTGAAGGGCGTCGTCTTCGACATCGAGGTCTACTCGAAGGACGACGGCAAGCTGCTGCAGAAGTACCAAGGCTGTTCCTATGCCAGCGGTGACGTCGACGTGAGTCGTAACGCCATCATCATGGCGTCGGCTCAGTTCATGGCCCTGACGATCAGCGGCACCGGCCTCTGATCTTCAGAGCCCACGCGAGCCGCCTTCGGGCGGCTTTTTTATTCCCTCAACCCAACAGGACCACGCGCCATGCGCACACCATCAGCAACTGACTTCACCGTTGACGTTCCCGAGGTCGGCTCGTTCTCCTTCGCCCGACGCATGATGCGCGACGAAATCCGCATCGCGGTCGAGTATTCCAAGCTGACCGAGGGCGTCGAAACGCCGACGGTCTGGCTGGACACTATTGCGACCTGGCTGTCCACGCTGAAAGTGTTGACCGTGCGGTCCCCTGAAGACTGGGATCTTGACGGCATGGACCCGCAGGACGAGGAAACCTACCGCAAACTGCTGCTTGTCCATCGCGCGCTGCGCGAGAAGGAGGGCTCTTTTCGACGCCCAGCGAATCCGGTGGGCACGGCAGGCGGGGCGGCAGCAGGCTGAAAGCGTCGCGTTCGCCTTTCGGCGCCGCTACAACCTACCGCCGACAGATCCCAGGTATCTGGATGCCACCATGGACGACATGGTGCTGGACCTGTGCACGTGGCAGGCGTTCGAGAACCCCAACGACACCGAGGTGGTCGACGACGAGTTCAGCCTGGAGGCGGAACTGGCGGCAGCCGACGCCGAGGCGGCCGGTCGTGGCGACACACTGGGGGCTGGCCAGCCGCAGGCCGATGACTTTGAACCGATCTAGTCGAGGAGCGCCACAGTGAGCGACGGCATCAAGATCCCAATCAGCGCCGAGCTCAGCCAGGGCGACGTCGAGCGCGAGGTGCAGCGCCTGACCCAGCAGATGAACAAGCTGGGCCAGACCGTCGCGCAGGTCAACAAGGTGAAATTCTCGCCGGTTGACAAGGCGGCCGTCGACGACCTCAAGCGGGTTCAGGCGCAGTTCGAGACGCTGCTGAAGATCAACGGCGAGCTTCGCCGCGGCCTGCAGGCGACCGGGCAAGGTGGCCGGGCGTTCGGTGACATTGACCTGTCCCGCGTCCGCCAGGGTGGCGCATCGC